CGAGATTCTTATGGAAGAAACCAAGCCAACCCACCTATCATTAGTAGTAGACAACGAGGAAAATAATGACTAACAAACACACAAAAATGTTTAAGCCTTGGTATGAAGATAACATCCTAAGTCCTTGGAAAACAACGAGAGTTTCTGATAAGCGTTACGTATCTGAGAAGGTGCGGCACGTCAGGGCGAATGACTATGACCGCCTTGGTAGGGAATGGGAACGTGAGTTCATCTGGAATGAGGGGTATTGATTATGGATTTATTTGCAACACCAATCATGTGTCTCGCACTTACAGTGTATCACGAGGCACGTAACCAAAGCACAGTCGGACAGCTTGCTGTAGCGCAGGTCGTGATGAATCGTGTGTCCGATGACCGCTTCCCCGATGACGTGTGTGCTGTGGTCAAGCAGGGCATCCACTGGCAGAGCAAGCCTGCACGAAACATGTGCCAGTTCAGCTTCTACTGCGATGGTATGTCTGATGAGCCACGCAACCCAGTAGCATTTCAATATGCCTACGACATTGCAGACGCTACGCTTGATGGATACCAGCATGGCCTTATCGAAGGCTCGACACACTATCACGCCGACTATGTGCATCCCGATTGGGCGAACCATCACACACGAATAGTGCAGATTGACAACCATATTTTTTACAGGTGGGACTAATGACGAACGATGACCCTTACTTAATTGGCATTGCTGTTGTATTCTTACTTGGCCTAGTTTATCTTTTATAGGAGAACACATGACTAACCTATGGGAAAAAAGCAAACGCTCTCTCTTTCGAGAGTTGTATCACCAGTATCTTGACGAGGGATACAATCAGAAGGAAGCAAAGAAGATGGCACGTGACGATGCCAACGAAGCATACGAAGAAGACATTGACTTTGCAATGAGTATATCTGAGCAGGAGTTTGAGGATTGAGCAAGTCTCTACGCAAACTAAAGAAAGAAAAAGACTTTCATGGCAGGCTATTCCATGACCAGGGCGAAGCCGCCCGATGGCTTGAGCGTATGCAGTTGAAGCATGGGTTTACCAGCCACGAGTATGGTAGCCAGCCGTGGAAGGCAGAAGACAATACATACTTAACGCTGGCATACTTACACAGGAGTAAGACAGATGGATGACAAACAGTTGAAGCGACACCGTGACTTAGTTCGCCGCCTGAAGCAAGAGCAAAGGCAAACAGCAGAGTGGCATGAAAAAAAACGCTTGACACTATCGAGAGGATGGAGTAGGTTTCATCCCATGGAGCTTGACCCAGCCAATCGTAGCTGGTATTATGATGGCGATGGAACTAAGCGTGACAAACAAACTGAAAGGATTATTGACGATGAGTAAAACAAAGAAGCAGAAACTAAAGGCAATACGCCGCCGTGCCATTGCCCACCAGAACAACAGCGCAACCAAGAAGTCTATGTCAGACGCAATGAAAGAGGTTCAGAATGTTTAAGATGATGTATAAAACGGCTGGGTGTAGCCCTGCCTTTATGGAGAACGTGAAGGATAGGGAGGAGTTCCTACGCTTTCGTGCCTTGCTTGCGGAGAGCATAGGGTTCACCACAGAGCAAACTAACAACAAGCTTTTTATCTACGATAAGGGCAAAGAGTTCGGGGTATACTATGCAGAGTATCCAAATGGAAAATAATTCTAAAGTTATAAGCAGAGGTGAGTGTGGTTCTTGCGGCTCATCTGATGGCAATGTTCATTACGATGATGGTCATGCCTACTGCTTTGTTTGCGAGAAGTATACTGGTTCACCCAACGAAGAAGGATATACACCAATGCAACACAACGTATCTACAATCCCCACACCACAGAACATTCAGGTGGCACGGCTGTCACAGGGACAGTTTGCACCCATCGCTGACCGTAGCATCAGCCTCGAAGCGGCTCGTGCATTCGGTGTCACACAGACAGATGGCAAGCACATCTACCCATACTACGACATCAAAGGCACACACGTTGCCAACAAGATTCGCACAGTAGCTACCAAGGAGTTCCATGCCGAAGGCTCTATGTCTCAAGGCACACTGTTCGGACAGCAGTTGTTCGGTCAGGCTGGCAAGTTCATCACGGTATGTGAGGGCGAGCTTGACGCACTGTCTGCCTACCAGATGATGGGGTGCAAGTGGCCTGTCGTGTCTGTTCGTAACGGCGCACAGTCAGCAGTCAAGGACTGTAAGGCACAGCTTGAGTGGCTTGCCAAGTTCGACAACATCGTGCTATGCTTTGACAATGACGAGCATGGTCAGGCGGCATCGTCTGCGGTGGCTCAGTTGTTCGAGCCTAACAAGTGCAAGGTGATGAAGCTACGTGGCAAGGATGCTAACGAGTATCTCAAGCACGGCAGAGCAGAGGACTTTATCAAGTTGTTCTGGGAAGCACAGCCATACACACCAGCAGGCATTGTCAACCTCGCTAACTATGACGGGCTGTATGACAATGATGACAAGGAGTCTGTCCCGTATCCATACGAGGGCTTGAACGAGATGCTGTATGGTATGCGAACAGGTGAGCTTATCACGTTCACAGCAGGCACTGGTGCTGGCAAGTCAAGCATCATGCGAGAGCTTGAGCATCACCTACTCAACAACACTGACCGCAACATCGGCATCGTCAGCCTTGAGGAGAACGTCAAGCAGACCATCTTCCATCTCATGTCTGTCGAGGCAAGCAAGCGTCTATACATTCAGGAGGTGCGTGACACTGTATCGCCAGAGCAACTCAAGTCATACGAGGAAGCGACTGTAGGCACAGGCCGTGTGTTCGCCTTCGACCACTTCGGCTCTATCCAGACTGACGAAATCCTGTCACGTATTCGCTACATGATTAAGGCTCTGGACTGTAAGTATATCATCCTCGACCACCTATCCATCTTGGTATCAGGTCTTGAGGGTGACGATGAACGCCGCAACATTGACAAGATGATGACCAACCTTCGGTCACTCGTTGAGGAAACACAGTGCTGTGTCCTGCTTGTGTCTCACCTTCGCCGTGCATCTGGTGACAAGGGACAGGAGCAAGGCACACAGATTAGCCTGTCTATGCTACGTGGCTCACACAGTATCGCTCAGATTAGTGACGCTGTGATTGCAATGGAGCGTGACCAGCAGGCAACCGACCCTATCGTAGCCAACACCACCACGGTGCGTGTCCTCAAGAACCGCTATGCTGGTGAGACTGGTGTAGGTGCATACCTCTTGTATGACCGTGACACTGGACGCATGACAGAGATTAGTGACCCCAATGCAGAGGACTTCGACACAGTAGAGGCAGGAGATTATTTATAATGCCTTGCAAAAGAACTGAGTGGAGACACAAGTTTAGAGAGCGTGACCCAGAAGCTTACTATGATTGGAAAGAAAACGACAACTTAAAATATAAATACGGCATAACAATCGAGGGGCGTGACGCCTTGTTCCAAAAACAAGGGGGCTTGTGTGGTTGTTGTGGTAAAGAAATAAACACAGAAAGACACGCCAAACAAAACAAGGCTTGTGTAGACCACTGCCATGACACGAAACAAATAAGAGGGTTGCTTTGTCATTCATGTAATATGGGAATAGGAAAGCTTGGCGATAACCTTGAAGGGCTAATGAAAGCAGTAAGGTATTTGGAGGATAGTGTAGTGGATGATATGTTACCGTCAACAAAGGAGGTTTTAATATGAACCAGCTTAAACCAATCGTAGGAAGCGTAAACATTCCCTTCTCAGCAGAGAGGTATGAACGCTCAGACAACAAGGCGAAGGCATGGGTGATTGACTACCTGTCTACACAGGGACACACAATTATTGACACCGAAGAAGATTTTTCTGTTGACATCAAGAGCGAGTTGGATTATACTAAGTTCTTCAACGAGGCAGAGATAAAGTATGGATGGAAAGGAGATTGGAATCCTAGTTGGAAAGAGATTCGTATCCCCTATCGTAAACATAAACTAGTAAATGCAGTTGGAGATGCTGGTGTCTTACACTTCTACATCATACGGCCTGACATGAAGGCGGCGTGGCGTATCAGTGGGGACACAGTAGCCAAGTCAGAAGTTAAAGAGGCACGTGGTGGACGCATCCTACAGGGTGAGCAGTTCTTCCACGTCCCATATCAGCAAGCGGAGTTAATTGAAGTATGAAAAGATTAGTAGTAGACATTGAAACAGATAGCTTAGATGCTACTACTATTTATTGTATTGTAGCAAAGGATTTAGATGAAGAACGTATATACACATATCACACTGATAATGTCCACCATGCTAAACCACTCCTTGAGTCTGCCGATATTCTGGTCTTTCATAACGGTGTGTCTTTTGATGCTCCAGTAATCAAGCGATTGCTTGGAGTAAACATACCGCTAAGTAAGATACGAGACACACTTATCATGTCTCAGATGGCAGACCCAATGCGAGACGGTGGGCATTCACTTGACGCATGGGGCAAGACGTTTGGGTATCCGAAGCTAGAGTTCTCTGACTTCTCTGGTTACTCAGACGAGATGCTGACGTATTGCATTCGTGACGTAGAGCTTACGGCGAAAGTATACAAGGCTCTTGTCCCTACGCTCAAGGGTTTCTCAGCACGTAGCATTAACCTAGAACATCAGGTTCGTGCAGTCATCGACAAGCAGGAGCAGAACGGGTTCACACTTGACGTTAAGAACGCAATGCTCTTGGTTGCTCGACTGTCTGACGAATCAACAAAGATTAACAACGAACTTCAAGAAGTCTTCAAGCCTATTACTCAGGTTAGAATATCTGAGAAGACAGGTAAAAGACTTAAAGATAAAGTAACAGTATTCAATCCAGGCTCACGTAAGCAGATAGCTGAACGCTTGTCTGCACTTGGGTGGAAGCCACATGCCTACACTGAGAAGGGACAGGCTATTGTCTCCGAAGAAGTGTTGTCCAAGGTGACTGACATACCACAGGCCAAGTTGATTGCTGACTACTTACTACTGGAGAAGCGTGTGTCGCAAATCAAATCATGGATTGAGGCGGCAGACGAGAACGACAGGGTGCATGGACGAGTGCTTACATTGCGTACCATTACAGGACGCATGGCTCACACATCACCTAACATGGCACAAGTACCTGCTGTCTACTCACCTTATGGTAAGGAGTGCAGAGCATTGTGGACAGTATCGAGTGACGACTACACACTGCTGGGTACTGACGCATCAGGTCTTGAGCTACGAATGCTGGCACACTATATGAATGACGAAGCCTACACGAAAGAAGTTGTGGAAGGTGACGTGCATACAGCTAACCAGCAGGCCGCAGGGCTACCCAACAGGGACAATGCGAAGACGTTTATCTATGCGTTCCTCTACGGTGCTGGTGCAGGCAAGATTGGACAGGTCGTCAACGGCACAGCCAAAGATGGTCAACGTCTGATTGATAACTTCCTCAACAACATGCCAGCCTTGAAAGCACTACGCAAAAAGGTTGACACGTTGGCCGACAGAGGTTATCTTATTGGTCTGGATGGTCGTATCCTTAAGGTTCGCAACAAACATGCGGCACTCAACACCCTACTACAGGGAGCAGGTGCAATCGTATGTAAGGAGTGGCTGAAGTTTATTATCATCGAGGCAACCAAGGCACAGCTAGACTTCAAGCTTGTTGCAAGCGTACATGACGAATACCAATTCGAGGTACGTAAGGGACAGGAAGAAGCCTTCGGTGCTGTAACCAAGAAGGCAATGACACTGACTGAGCAATCGCTCAAGGTTAATTGTCCTCTCGACTGTGAGTATAAGACTGGTAACAACTGGGCTGACACTCACTAAAGTGAAAAAAGTTATTGACATTCGATTATGGATGTGAGATAATTCAAAAATCGCAGCAACAATGGTGTTGTTGTGATACGAAAACCAAAACGAAAACCAATTTAGGAGATTAAAACATATGACTATTGTATCAGGAAAAGTTTATTGGGCATCAGTACAAGCACCTAACACAACCTACGAACCAGAGTGGGGTTTGGACATGCTAGTAGACGACAACAACCGTAAGGCTTTCGAGGCAGACGGTGTAGCAATCAAGAACAAGGGCGATGAGCGTGGCGACTTCGTACACATTCGTCAAAAAGTATCACGCCGTGACGGTACACAGAACGATGCACCAGTAGTCATGGACGGACAGAAGAAGCCGTTCTCAGACCTAGTGGGCAATGGAAGTGTATGCAACGTACAGTACACACCATTCGAGTGGGAGATGAACGGCAAGTCTGGTACTTCTCCAATCCTGAAGAAGGTTCAAGTAGTGAGCCTTGTTGAATATGCAGGTGGCAATGCCGAAGACTTTGACGTAATCGGAGAAGCCGCCGCACCAATCGCAGACGATAACATGAACGACTCAGTTCCTTTCTAGTCGTTAGTTAACTGCACGGGGGAAGCACCAAGATATAGGCTTCCGAAGATGGATACGAGGGTTGGGGACTCCATCACTTTTTATAGGAGATTATCATGGAAATAAACTTAGCACCTATACTGGTGACTGTCTATGCTTCAGTCGTAGCATTCATTGCGGGTTGGGCTATGCCACGAGGCAAATACCTAAAGGCAATACAGCTACGTCTTATCAAGGGTGTACATAACTTCTTCGCAGACGAGGAAGAATACATTGCACACAAAGCACAGAAGATTAAGAAGGCAGTTAAACGTAAGAGCTAGGACACGTAGCTCAACTGGATAGAGCAGCAGACTTCTAATCTGCAGGTTGCAGGTTCAAGTCCTGCCGTGTTCGCCAACCGAAAGGATACCACATGACCAAAACATTAGACACACTTATCCCTGACATTTACACTATGCTTGAGCAAGGTGCTGATGTTGAGCAGGCTCATGTTAAGGAAGCCCTTGATGAAGTCGGCGGCCTTGTGCGAGAGGCTGTCGAAACCATACTCCGTGAAGGTCAGCGTGAAGGTGCATCACACCTACGTCTGTCTTCAATCGGCAAACCAGACCGTCAAATTTGGTACGGAGTACAAGGCGAAGAGGGAGAGTCCATCAACGGGCAGACCAAGATTAAGTTCTTAATGGGTCATGTCCTTGAGGCTCTCCTGATTTGTCTTACCAAAGCCGCAGGACACAAGGTAGAAGAGGCACAGGATACCGTAGAGGTTGAGGGTGTACTTGGACATCAGGACTGTGTGATTGATGACGTACTGGTTGACATCAAGTCAGCATCGTCATTCGCATTCAAGAAGTTCAAGGAAGGCAGGCTATCAGACGATGACCCGTTTGGATACATCGCACAGATTAGTGCCTATGCCACGAAGAACAACCGCAAGGAAGCCGCCTTCTTTGCAATCGACAAGAACAGTAGCGAGCTTTGCATCCTACCTATCCACGACATGGAAATGATTGATGCGCCCTCAAGAGTGCGTCACCTCAAGAGCATGGTGGAAAGCGAGCAAGCCCCTGCACGTTGCTACGGCGACACGGCAGATGGCAAGTCAGGCAATCGCAAGTTGATTGTGGGCTGTGTCTTCTGCCCTTACAAAAAGAAATGCTGGTCTGATGCCAATGGTGGACAGGGACTGAGAGCATTCAAATATTCTAACGGAGTACGTTACTTGACCACTGTGGCAAAGACCCCAGACGTTGAGGAAGTACATGTGTAATGGGATTCAAAAGAAAAAAATATAAACACGAATACAAATCAAACTCTGAATACGAAGCGGCTCAACAGCTACACAAGCACAAGATTGACTTCGTATACGAGAAACAAAA